ATGGCAAAGGTCGAGCCGGGCATTTTGCTATTACGATTGGACAGCTTGCCGGTGATTTCTTGGGCAGCTTTCAAAGTTTTGATATCGTGGTGTGACATGGTGTAGTACCTCAGATTGTTGGGCGGTGGCGTTGTGCCGTTTGCCCTTGTTGGTGTGTCGCCAATTCTATCCACATCGGGTTTTCTGTCAATACGGGTTGGTAATAAAAATTCTGGTACAAGCTGCAGGAATTACCGGATAGCCTTATTTATATGATTAAAGTAATCGAAATTAATTTCTGGAAAGCTGCAGGATATCAGGCAAATAATCCAGCACGAAACGAATGGATATAAGAACACGCGCGAGGCAAACGCTATGATTTGCCTTGTTTTCATGGTGATTTGCATCGGGTGATTTGCTGCAGGTTTGCCGTGCGAAAACGATAAGTAAACTGCAGGTATTTGCGGGTATCTGCGGGTATACGAAAACGATAAGTAAAACGCAAAAACTGCAGGGTCTTTTCGCATTTCGTGCAGTCACTCGCATTTCGTGCAGATATCAAGCGTAACAGCCCCTGATACTGCTACCACGCCCCTTATTTATATGGCTTTGCGGCACATCTGGTACACAATTTGGTACAGACCGACACCAAAAACGCAGCGCGAGGCAGGAAGGCAGAGGGGGGATTTTTCCAACGGCATATATCGTTATACCCCCTCGCATTTTTCTAGCAAAACCAAAAGCGTCGTCACCACTTATAAGGACACCCTACTTACAGCACTCCTTACAGTTCTCCTTCAGCCTACTATAGATATCTCCCCGTGTCATACCGATATCTCTAAGTTCTGCATCGCTCATTCTGTGCAGTATCTCGGCGGTCTTGTTCATCCCACGATGACAACTAGCACACTCAATAACACTATAAGTCTTACTGAGCATTCCTCTTAGGTTACTTAAAGTTAACATTAAGTATCTAATAGTTTTACTATAAGTTGGTGCTGCCTCGTCCATCTTTTATCTTTCAAATTAAGTTTTCTTTAAGTCATCTTTAAGACATCTATAGAGGGAAGACTTCTTCCCCTCCCCCTATAGTGCAACCTAAAAGATTATTCTTAAAATGAACTGGCACAGGTTCCTCTATAGTTTTCACCATTTAGTTTGTGTTGTTTCTTTAGGTTTACCTGTAAGGACTGCGAACCCTAGACCTGCCATGTCTTTCATTCGATTGACTTCATCCATAAGCACCTCTTCTCTTCTGCTTTGGATTTTGTGTTCTGCATCTTGTGCCATAGCATCGACCCAGTATTGGACTGCCATAGCTAGAGCATCTAGCCTGTCATCGTTTGTCAGTGCGCCTCTATCGTTTGTGATGCGGGTCATCTGATACATAAGCTGATATCTGAGTGCCTGTTCTGGTGGTAGGTTCTGACAGCTATCATAGTCCTGCTGTATAACCTTTTTGTCCACTACTAGCCTGTGTTGGTTCATCACAGGTTCTAGTACATCGATGATGCGCTTTTCTTTTTGTGTGTTGTGCCTGACTTCACTCATAGTCACTGGATATATCTTACCCAACACTGGCAGCATAAGCTGATTGAACATCCCGTCACCAAAGTTACTCTCAACGATTATTTCGTTGACCTCTTCTTCCTTGGCGATGACTGCTAGTTTCTGCAGTGCCTCTTCAGTATATCCACCAGCTACACCACCACATCTCCTGACATACAGATATCCATTGAGCATCTTTACTACTGCATAGCCTGTTTCATCCTTACCGCGACCTGAAGGGTCAATGGACATTACAGAACCTGAATACTCTACAAAGCTGTCAGGTAGGAACATTGGTTTGTGGTAGTGGTCACCATTGAATGCCACATTGGGCAGTTCTTGTATTATGTGTTGGTCATCAGATGCCCATAAGACCTTCTCTGGGCCTTCGTGGATGGGTACGTCCATCACCACTAGGTCACCTACCTTGAGAGGGTATCTCTCTGCGTCAGAGAGCCTTGTATCAAGCATGAACTGCAGTGAGAAACCTGACCTACCGTAGGATGCTTCTCGTTCCATTAGGTCGAAGTCAGAGAACCTGTCAGGGTCTGTAGATTGCCCTAATAAATCCTTGTCGTTTTCCAGCCTATCTACAATCAGTGGGGCAATCTTATCACCATATCCGATCATCTGGTCTTCTGATGGATACCTAGCTGGCCAGATGCGTAACTCATAGCCACGATCTGGCAGTTTGTTGTATAGGCTTTCTTGGTTTTGTGGTGTTCCAAGATAGATGATGCGTCCATCTGGTTTCAGGATAGCATCAAACTCTTTCACAGCCTCTGACAGCTTGTCTCTCATGCCTTGGGTTGCACTATTGTTAGGGACTTCTATGTCATCAGCAATCAATACGTCAGCCCTAGACCCAGCAAGCTGCCCTGTGACACCTACAGATTTCACTGAGGGTGCGTGAGAGGCTGCTGCTGGTCCTACATCAAAGGATATCCTAGATTGTCTCTGGTCCTCTGAGGGTATCAGGTGGGCCAGTACAGGTATCTCTTTGAGTAGGCGTAGGGTGAACGTAGTGAAGTCATCAGATCGTGTTTTAGATGCTGATACCACTAGGATGTTAAGCTGTGGGTTCATGTACAGCAGCCACACCACATAGGCTGAAGTAATCCATGACTTCCCTACGCCCCTGAATGCCTCAATGATACTACGCTTGGGGCCATGCTGCACGTATTTCGCAATGTCATACTGTACATCTGTAGGTTTCGGAAGGTTAAGGTGGTCCCACACAACAAACAGGAACTTCCTGAAGTCTGTTAGTGGGTCTTTCTCTATAGGTACGCCAAGAGAGGTTGTTTTGTTAAACATCTAGTGGCGCATCTCATTCATATCTGTGTCATCGTCATTGAAGTCTGGCAGTGTCTTTACAAGGTCTGCCAGTGGCGAGTTTTCTACAGCCATGCCTTCGATATGGTTGTCTTTAAGAAACTGTCGGGCAACATTAAGGTCACCAGCTTTGACATCAGGGTCTTTCATCCTTTCAATCAAAGTTTCTGCCAGCATCTTGTGCAGACTTTCCATTGCATCTTTTGTTGCGGTACTCATTTAGATATGCCTTTCATCTTCTCAAAGCTGCGTAGTCCAGCCATGCCAAGCATTGCGAATACCAGTTCAAATAGTTTGTCTGTGGGAAACACTGGTAGAAGGCTTGTAGGGTGTCCTAGAAGCACAGCTATCCATTGGGCTAGGGGGTTACCCATGAAGGCCCAGAAGACGCCTAGAGCGCACACCCAACCTATCGCAGGACGCCATCCAGCTACGAACACCGATCTGTGTGCTGCTTCTACTTTGTTGGTTTCTGCTTGTGCCAGATTGACTTCATTGGCTGCTTTAATCAGTTCCAGTTCGATGACTTGTTTGGCCTTCTCAGCCGCATCTTTATCTGGAATAACTTTATCGACCACTCCCATCACTTGTGGGAGTAGTGCCGTTATCAGGTTCATCATGTTTGTTAGTTCCTACTATAAGATAATTAGCAGAACAGTAGCCACGATTGCCAACACCAAGATGCCTATTAGCACACTGGAGCCAACCACTGCCATATCTCCAACCAGTTCTGCTTTCTCTTCAGCCTCTCTGCGCTTTGCTGCAGCACGGGCTTTCTGTTCAAGTTGAGCATCCCGCTGCAACTTTACGATGTCTTGCCATGCATAGAAACCGAAACGGCCTATAATTAATGCCTTAACCTCGGCTATATGCTCGGCAGCAAGTTGTTGGTTTATAACAATTTCTGTTATTGATTGGCCTTCTTTACGTGCCTTACGCTCTTCTATTTTAAGTTGTTTGCTGCCCTCAAAAAGGTCATCGATTTGCTTTGCGACACTTGAAATATCCTTAGCAGTACCGACAGTTTTTTTAAGAAACTCAACAGACTTAGTTATCAGGGCGATGCCTGTCAGCACCTCTGCCACTACCATAATATATTCCTGCTGTATAAGTTACGCTACAGCGTAAGTGTTCATTTTTTACGCTATGCCGTAATAATCACTATTTATTTGTGGCTATTGCTTCCACTGCGCCTCTAATTGCTTTTATGTTTTCATCAATACGGGCCAAACTAATTGCTTGGTCTTGCACTGCGTCTTCTAAAGAAGAGACACGCAATTGCATCTCTCCGATATCTTTGCGGTTCTCTTGGATGTCTGACATCATCATTGAGACTGTCCAGACTATCGCTGCGCCTTGTACTACAAGACCAAATATTAGTGGGGCATGAGTAAGTTTTTGATCCATTTAGTACACCTTAAATTCTTCTAAATTAATATATTTAGGGACACAGTAAGCTGTCCCAAAGTGCTTTGAGTTATCTAAGAGGCCATACCTTCGCACGGCCTCTCTCGCGTAATAATTACACGTTTCTATTTTTCTGAAATACATGGGGGGTTCTATAAGGTTTCCCCCCACGTATAGCATGAGGGCAAACACATGGGTCATGTTGTTAGCTTGGTGGGGTCGGAAAGGCTACGTCAGGGAAACCGTCTGCTTGCGGCAAATCTCTGAGTGCTTGTCTGTACGTTGCCCATGCAGACTTATCTACAGGAGAGTCATCAACCTGTGTCCAATCTGAGTTCATCAATAGTCCATCACGCTCTGCACGAACTAAAACTTCTGGTGCAATAGACTCAGGTTCTGGATCAGGTTCTACAACGGGTATATTCTCTACAACCCATCCTGAACCATCCCACTTAGCAAGTTGGCTGTCAGTTATTGT